GGGCCTCGCCACAGCCACCTTCGCCAGCACCTCGGCGACCGCTGCCCAGGCGAACATCACGGGCCTCGCCACAGCCACCTTCGCCAGTGCGGCCGCAGCGACCGCCTCCATCGGCGTCAGCGGCTATGCGGCCGTCGCCTTCGCCGGCCAGTTCACCTCGGGATCCAGCGGCATCTCGGCGAGCGCCGGACGGGGAACCACAAGCTTCGCCAGCGCCGCCGCAGCGACTGCCAGCACCACCATCACAGGGCTCGGCTCGGCGGTCTTCGTCGGGGCCGCGACGCAGGCCGGAACGCTCGCCGTCACCGGCCTGGCGACGGCCGCCTTCGGTGGTTCGACGGGACTGGGCCAGGCCTTCACCATCACTGGCCTCGCCACCACCAGCTTTGGTAGCGCGGCGGCGGTCAGCAGCGCCATCGGCATCACCGGCCGCGGCACACCGAGCTTCGTCGGCGCGACGGGGCTCAGCGGGGCCCTGACGATCAGCGGCCGGGCCACCGTCGCCTTCGTTGGGGCCTCGCTGTCGGCGGGCAACACCCTGAGCAGCAGCGGACTGGGCACCGCCAGCTTCGGCAGCTCGGCGGCGTCGGCCAGCCCGATCGCCATCACGGGCCGCGGCACCCCCGCCTTCGTCAGCGCCGCCACGGCGACCACCAGCTTCGGCATCACCGGTCGCGCGACGGTCAACTGGCAATCGGCCTTCGTGCAGAATGTCTACCTGTCGGCCTCGCAGCCGATCGTCGTGCTGCAGCAGGCCAACATCCTGTCGATCAACCGGACGCTGTCGGCCCACCAGACCATCGCCATCACGCAGGTCGCCCGCCTCAAGCTCACCGCCCTCGATGGCCCACCCGTCTTCCTGACCGGCGATCTCGATGTGGCCGACGAGCTCACCGGCTCGCTCGAGGAGGAGGAGATGGTCGGCGACCTGGGCGATGAGCAACTGACAGGGAGTTTTTGATGGACACAGACCAGAATGCCCGGCTGACGGCCGGCGAGGACAAGACGCTGGTGATCTCCGTGACCAATCCGTCCGGGGCCAGCATCGTCGGCATGAGCGCCCGCTACGCCATGCTGCCCTATCCGTTCGGGCCACCCCCGGCGCTGATCGAAAAAACCACGCCGAACGGCATCACGGTAGAAACCGGGGTCAATGTGCCGGCGGGCTTCGCCTTCAATCTCAGGGTCTCTCTCTCCAATGACGACACCAAGGCGTTGCAACCCGGCTGGTATCATCACGAGGCGACCTGCGTCCTGGCCTCGGGCGCGGTGATCACGGCGATGCAGGGCCAACTGCGAATCGACCCGACATGGATAGCAAGTCAGTTGCCCTGAGCGAGCCCGATGTCGTCGGCTTCCGCCAGTCGTCGGTGGTGACGCTGGCGGCGCATGGCGTGCTGGCCGCCGACCAGGTCGCCGCCGCCTTCCACTTCCGCAACGCCTTCGAACATCTGGTCGAGGCCAAGCGCGAATCGATCGGCTTCAACGAGTGGCAGTCTCCCGGACCCTTGCCAGCGCATGTGGCCGAGTGCCGAGCGGTGGCAACCCAGGATCTGCGCAAGGCCCGCGGCCTTCTGGGGGCGCACGGCTATGCGCTGGTCGGCAAGGTCTGCGGCGAGGGCTACCACATCGCCGATCTGTTCTCGTCGCGGCGCGAACGCGACACCATGACGGACATGTTGCGCCTGCATCTCACCTCGCTGGCGAAACTTTGGCGGCTCTAAATAGCCCTTGCGTGGTAGGGCCTCTTGCCCTAGCCTCGATTCGCTAGGGGCTGATCCCGCCGAATCTATCTTTGTGATAGTGTAGAGGTGGCGGATGAAAACCCATGGTTGGACAGTGGATTGTATTATTCATGGGTGCCTTGGCTGTAATAGGGGCTCCCGCTGTGACAAACGGGCGACGTTATGCAGAAATCGCGGTGGTCGCCTATGGCATGGCGTTAGTTCTTGTCGGCGGGTTGCTCTAGAGCAATAGCCACATTCGGGTAAGCGTGTAGCGTTTCCGTTTCCGGCAAGCGTGCAGGGCATTTGTGTGCCTTTCCCGGTTGCCGCTACGGCAACCCAGGCGGCCAGATCCTGACCGTCTGTCACTAGAGGACTATCACCATGAAGCGGCTTCTTTTGGCGAGCGCTGCAGCGCTCCTGATTGCCTCTCCCGCGTATGCCTTCCAGTTCAACTACGGCGGCAATGGCTCCGGCACCCAGGGCACCTCGGCGAATGCCGCGGCCCTTGGTCTGGCGGCGGCTGGTGCCACCTCCTCGGCCACCGGCTCCGGCTCGGGCACTGGCTCGGGCACCGGAGGCGCGTTGAACATCGGCGGTTTTACGGTGGGCGTCAGTTCGGGCAGCGGTTCGGGAACCGGCTCGGCGACGACTTCCTCGACCTCTGGTGCAGTGGCCGCAGGCGGCGGGATTGCAGCCTCCTCGGCTGGTGGATCGGCGACGGGCACGGGCGTGGGTGGCGGGTCGGTTGGTCCGTAATGGTCGGCCTCTGACACTCTGAACTTCACCTCAACACAAGGACAATTGAAATGAAGAAACTTCTCCTGGCAGGCGCAGCCCTGCTCGCCATCACCGCCTCCGCTCAGGCGTTCCAGTTCAACTATGGCGGCAACGGTAGCGGCACGCAGGGTACGTCGGCTGGTGCCGCCGCCCTCGGTCTCGCCGCGGCTGGCGCGACCTCGACGGCCACGGGCTCCGGCACCGGCACCGGCACGGGCGCTGGAATCGGCGTCAACATCGGTGGCTTCTCCGGTGGCATCTCGGCGGGTGCTGGCACGGGCACTGGCTCGGGGACGACGTCCTCGACCTCGACGGCTGGTGCGGCGCTCATCGGCGCAGCCACCTCCAGCGCAGGTGGCTCGGCTTCCGGCTCGGGCGTCGGCGGTGGGTCGGTCGGTCCGTGATAACGGCCTGACTACTCAGGGGTGCCATGAGGAGTTGGGTTCCTTACGGCACACCAACCTTTGCATGAGAACTTTCACCACCATCGAACCGTAGGGCTACCCTCCAATGAAGACCACCCTCGTCCTTCTCTCAGCGGCGCTTCTGCTCTCGCCCGTTGCCGCAATGGCACAGACAGCCACCGGCACGGGCACCGCCAACTCTTCCTCCAACTCCGGCGCGGTCGCCATCTCGGGCGGCGGGCAAGGCGGACAGGGTGGCCAAGGCGGCTCCGGTGGCACCGGCATCGGCAAAGGCGGCACCGGCATCGCGACCGGCGGCAATTCGTCGATCGTCTTCAATACCCCCGGCACCACCGTCAACACCTCCAACAACAATTCCCGCATCCGTCAGTCGGGCTCGCTCAAGACCACGCCCAACGCCATCGCGCCTGGGCTCGGGTCGAGCGGCATCGAGACCTGCTACGGACCGGGGATCACGGCTGGCGTCTCGGTCACCGGATTCGGCATTTCTGGAGGCGCGGGCCAGTTCGACGCCAACTGCAATGCCCGTCTCGCGGCCAGAACCATGTGGGCCTTTGGTGAGAAGCGCATCGCGCTTCGCATTATGGCGCAGGATCCGATCGTCATGCAGGCCATGCAGGCGGAAGGCATGATCACCCCCGACCGTCCCGTCGCCTACGGCGCGCGTCCGGTGGCCATGGGCAACGCCCCCCGCGAGATCGTCGTCGAGACCGGCGAGCCCGGAACGCCAAGCCGTCGCGGCATGTATGCCTCCTGCACCAAGTGGAGCGGCGGAGCCGTCGGCGTCGGGCGTTGCGTCTACTGATCGGGGCCGTGCTGACCACACAGGCTCATTCCCTGCCGCCCTGTGTTCATGCACTGGGCGGCCTTTTTGTTTTTCTCGAATGAGGAACCCTCATGCGCATCCTGATTCCAAGCCTCCTTCTCGGCATGCTGACATGCCCGGCGCTCGCCGCCGATCTCGCCCCCTATGGCGGTGAGCCGTCAGCCCCGATCGTCGACACCCGTGGCTGTGAGGTCCGCGTCTTCGACTGGCAAGGCCAGTGCGTCGGCAACCGGACCGGCGGCAGTCCGGTCAACCACGTCAACTCCCCCGGCACTCCGAGCTTCCCGCCGGGGCCCCCGCCCAATCCGCCTCCGGGCCCGCCAGGACCGCCTCCGGGCCCACCCCCTGGTCCTCCACCCGGACCACCGCCAGGACCGCCTCCTGGTCCTCCTCCGGGCCCGCCACCCTGCAAGCACCATTGCGGTCCGCCGGACAAGCCGCCGGGGCATGGCCACCACGGCCATCATGACCATCACGGTCACCATGGCGGCAAGCCGGATCATGGTAAGCCCGACCACGGCAAGCCCGATCATCACGGTGGGCACGATCACCACGGCCAGCACGGCGACAAGGGCCAGCACGGTCATGGCGACCATCCCGGTCACGGCCCCGGCGACCCGTCGAAGGGCATGAACCATGGCAAGGGCCCGCATCACTAGGCGTCCTTGACCGCGCGCATATCCGGGCGCATTTTGAGGCAGCTTCCAGATCGCTGCTAGGTGAGCCAGACAGACACCTCGTTTCACGTGAAATCGTGAAGCGGGGTGTTTTTCTGCGTTCATGGCCAGGACAACTCGTGGGGCAGGACAACTGATCGAACTCGTCGCCTTCGACGAGCTCGCCGATGTCGACGATGGCTACGGCAATCGCCAGCAGGGCTTCATCGAGCGCTTCCAGACGCGCGCCGGCTTCACCTGGCTGCGCGGCGGCGAGGCCATCCAGGCGGCCCGCCTCGAGGGCATCCAGCCGCTCATCGTCCGCGTCCGCGTCAACCACGACACCGACCGCATCCGGCCCGACTGGCGCATGCGCGATGTCCGCGCCGGCAGCGTCTACGCCATCCGCGCCATCACCCGCTCGCTCGACCGCGGCTATCTCGACGTCCTCGTGCAATCAGGAGTGGCTCAATAATGCCGACCAACACCAAGCTGTTCACCGTCACGGGTGGCGATGAACTCGTGCAGAACGTCAAGCGCATCGAGGACGCGCTGATCGCCGCCGCCCCCAAGGCACTGGAGGAAGGGGCCGCTCCGGTGCTGGACATGATGGTCAGGCTGGTGCCCAAGAATACCGGCGTGCTGGCCCGCAGCATCCGTTTCACCCTCGGCAAGGCGGCGGGCGCGCCCAAGACTTTTAAGCGCAACCCGCGCTCGACCCGGCCCGGCAAGACCTACATCGTCGGCTATATCGTGGCGGGTGACGCCACCCCCATCGCCGAGGGCAAGACGAAGCCGCCTGGTCGCCTGAACAAGGCCAAGACCAAGCGGGCCAAGCCAGCGAGGGGCTGGCAGATCGCCCGACTGCAAGAGTTCGGCACCGTCAAGATGAGGGCGCATCCCTACTTCTTCCCGTCCTGGCGCTCCCAGAAGGCCAAGGTCAGAACCATCATCAAGCTGGCCATGAACCGGGCCTTCAAGGCGGGCGGCGGCAAGGCCATGGCGAAGGCGGCCTGAGATGAGCGCTTTTCCATCGACTGACGCCAGCATCGAGCTCCAGAAGCTCTTGTTCGACACGCTCAAGGGCGACACCGCCGTCATGGCGCTGGCCGAGGACGTCTATGACGCCGTGCCCCCCGACCCCTTCGATCCGTGGGGTGCGAAGAAGGCCTACATCTCCTTCGGCCCGGAGGACGCCTACAACGAGGACGCCGAATGCCAGACGAACTCGGTCCACACGGTGCAGATCGACTGCTGGTCGAGGCAGGTCGGCAGCGTCCACTGCAAGCGCATGGTGGATGCCGTGTATGCGGTGCTGCACGACAACTCGTCGCTCGCCTTGTCCCAAAACGCCCTGCAGCAGATCCAGGTCGTGCTGCGCCAGGTCTTACGCGATCCCGATGGCTTGACCACCCATGGCGTCTTGCAGGTCCAGGCGATGATTCAAGAGAGGGTTAGCGCATGAGGATCATCGTCACACGCGAGGTCAACTATGCGCGGCCGGGGACGCCGCTGACCTTCCAGATTCCGCAGAGCGCGGAGCCCCAGACGCTGCCGCATGACGTGGCGGAGCACATCCTTGCAATCGGTGCCGGACACGCCGTCGAGCGCGAGCCGGCCGATAAGAGTGGCGGCATGGCCGCCTCAATCCAGCGCAGGAAAAGGAGCGCGTAGATGGCCAGGGCCACAACGGAAGTCTTTGCCGAAATGACGGTCGAGCTGGAAACCACCGGTGGTGCTTTGCCGGTGCCGCAGCTGATCTCCAACCTCACCAATGTGGCGGCAGCAGTGGCGACAGTGCCAAACACGGCGCTGTTCACGACAGCCGATAAGGTGGTGGTCACGCTGCCGCCGCCCAATCATCTGAAGTCGGGTTCGTACACGGTCGGCACGATCACCGGCACGACCAACGGCACCATTGTGCTGACCGGCCTCGACCTGTCGGCGCTGGGTGCCCCGCTCACCCAGGCCAACGCAGCCGGCATGACGGTGACGCCGAAACTCGGCGCAACGCTCGTCTGGTCGAAGATCTGCGGCATCACCTCGAGGACGGTCAACCGCACCACCACCATGCAGCAGACCGAGGTGCCCGACTGCACCGACGAGACGCTGCCCAATGCCATCGAGAAGAGCGTGCAGAGCCAGGAGGAGACGATCTCCGGCACGGGCGTGTGGGCGGCGGAATCGCACCAGACGATTCTTGGCTGGTGGCGGGCTGGAGCGCGGCAATCGATCCGCGTCGGCAACACCAAGGCTCCGACCGGCGCGATCCTCTACGAGTACGGTCCTGCCTACCTGACGCAGGTCAACAATGTCGCCGAGAAGGGCCAGAAGGTGACGTCGGATATTCAGATCGAGTTCGACGGTCTGCCGAACGTGACCTATGCGCCATGATCGGCCAGGCCCAGAAGATCGTGTGGGCCGGCGGCGAGCATTACTTCATGCTCGACATCGGCCACCTGCGCGCTCTTGAGCAAAGCCTTGACGCGGGCACCGCGCCCATCCTGCTGCGCCTGCTCAACGGCACCTGGAAGGTCAACGACGTGCTCGAGACGTTACGCCTCGGGCTGCAGGGCGGCGGCATGCTGGAGAGCGATGCG